TCAAATCGTGCTTTTTTCTGGATGTTCGATTTTGTCACAAAGGATTAGTTTTTTGGTGACTGCTCGTAAATATTGTCGTTTTATAAATGGTTCTTTACGAGCGTAAATCCAAGGGGTTTCGGCGATTGTGTGAGATGTGCGCGTGTGTGAGTGAAAAAGATACCCCTTATGTGCGCGGGAAAAATTGTTTTCGGTAGGACCTGATAATCCCCCCTCCGCGCATAAGAAAAAAGCGTGAAAAAAGTCACACAATCACACATAACCGCTGGAAGCCTTGGGGCGCAACGAATTCAAGATGTGCGGCTTTTGTGTAGATTCCCCCAATGGGGTAACACAGTTACACGGAAAGGAGGCTATTTTAGAATGAATGAACTGACAATTTTTGAAAATGAGCAATTTGGGGTTATTCGAGCCATTGAGAAAGACGGTGAGCCGTGGTTTGTGGCGGCGGATGTGTGCAGGGCTTTGGATATCCAGAATCACAAGGACGCAATCAAGCGGCTCGATGAAGATGAGAAATCGGGGGTAGTTTTAACCGACCCCCATGGGAGGTCGCAGGAAACCAATTGTGTAAACGAACCTGGCCTTTACTCCCTTGTTTTTGGAAGCCGCAAGCCGGAAGCCAAGGCATTTAAGCGGTGGATCACCCATGAGGTTCTGCCCACGATCCGCCAGACGGGCGCGTACAGCATACCCCACACTGTGGACCAGCGTGGGTTGACCGTGGACGATTATCTGAGGGCGGCACATATCACGTCCAACTGCCGCAATGAGCGGCTACCCTATGTGTTGGGTTTTCTGGAGCAAGCCGGGTTCTCCATATCGCGTGTAGAGTCGGGCCGCAAGCAGCAAGGGTTTGACTCCGCGTCAGCCTATCAGTACCTGCGCGGCTGGGTCGCGGAAAACGTTGGGCATTTCCATAACGGGACAGGATGCGGGGAGTGCTACGGCAGGATCGAAGGTGACTACGTTGTTATTCTGCGCCCCGTATTCAGCAAAGTGTGTAAAGAAGCTGGACTGGTCGACCGCGCGGTTTTGGGCAGTTTCAGAAGCGAAGGGATCCTACTTACCGGCGCAAAAGGTTACGGAAGAACCGCGAGGGTAAACGGGATTGCAACACACTACGTCTGGGTGAAGCTGACACCGGACGGTGATGGGGAGGCGGAATGATGCTGCAGCTTAGACCATACCAGCAAGATTGCATTTCCACCATCGACGCCCAGCCGCCCGGTGCTTACCTGGTGCAGATGGCGACGGGGCTGGGGAAGACAGTGACGTTCGCAAACCTCCCCCGGCACGGGGAGCGGATGCTGATCCTGTCCCACCGGGAGGAGCTGGTGGAGCAGCCCCGGAAATACTTCGACTGCACCTACGGCGTGGAGCGGGCCGGGAACCACGCCAACGGCGAGGAGGTGGTCAGCGCATCGGTACAGAGCCTGGTGCGCCGGCTGGAGCGGTTTGATCCCCAGGACTTCGGCCTTATCATCTGCGATGAGGCCCACCACGCCGCCGCCAACACCTACCGGAAGATTTTTGAATACTTTCAGCCAGAGAAGCTGATCGGCTTTACTGCCACGCCCAACCGGGGCGACAAGGTCCGGCTCAGCGATGTGTTCCAGAAGATCATCTTCCGGCGGGACCTTCGCTGGGGGATACGGAACAAATACCTATGCGACATCCTGTGCAAACGCGTGGATATCGGCTATGACCTGCGGGACGTCCACACCCGGAACGGCGACTATGCTCCCGGGGAACTGGACGAGGCCATGGAGGGCACGGCGGACGCCATTGCTCAGACCTACCGGGAGCACGCTGTTGGAGCCACGCTGATCTTCGCTGTCAGCGTTCACCAGGCGGAGGAGATTGCCAGGCGCATCAAGGGGGCCGTGGTGGTGACTGGCGAGACCCAGGACCGGGCGGCCATTATCAAGGCATTTACCGCCGGGGAAATTCCCTGCATTGTCAACTGCATGGTGTTCACTGAGGGTACGGACATCCCCAGGGTGGAGACAGTCATTGTAGCCCGCCCTACGCAGTCAGAGACTCTCTACGCCCAGATGGTGGGCCGTGGGCTGCGGCTGTACCCCGGCAAGGAACGTCTGGTGCTGATCGACTGCGTGGGCGTTACCGGGAAAGCGTCCCTCTGCACCGCACCGAGCCTGCTGGGCCTGGACCTGAGCAATATTCCGGAGCGGAAAGCCAAGGAGATACAAGGCGACCTGTTCGACCTGCCCTTGAAGATTGCCGCCGCCGGCGACTGCCCGGAGAGTTGGATCAAGAACGTGGAGATCGTCGACCTGTGGGCCCAGGAGCAGAAATACAACACCCACGACATCAACTTCTTCAAGATGCCGGACGGCGAAATGGTGGTGTCCCTGGCGGACGGCAAGAGCCTAACGATCCCTTGTCCGAACTCCCTCGGGTTGATACCCATGACGGACGGAAGCTGGGTGGGAATGCAGGAGGCCATTGACCGGGTATATACACAGCTACAGGAGGACTATGCAGACTGCCGCAAACTGTGGGATCTGGAGGAGATCAAGTCGTGGGGCAAGGCTCCCGCTACGGATAAACAGATTTCCATCATCCAGAAGCGGTGTAAGGGCTTCGATACCACCGGACTGAGCAAGGGCGACGCAAGCCAGATCCTTAACCGGCTGTTCAATGCTCCCAAGAAGAAAGGGCGGCGGAGCGCGTGAAGCTGAAAATATCGAAGCCGGAGGACCGGGACGCTGTCATCGTGATCCTGGCCCGGAATGGCTACACGGTCCGACAGGGCCGAGAAAAGAAGCCCGGAGAGAAAACGGCGACTTCATTTGTGGAGGTGATCGAGAATGGCAAAGATCAGTGAAGCCCAGCACCAGGCGGCAATCATGAAGTGGTCCCGCCAGCCGGAGATCCGCTCCAAGTGGCCGGAGCTTGCCTTACTCTACCACATCCCGAACGGTGGGGGCCGGGATGCTGTCGAGGGAAAGCATCTAAAGGCGCAGGGCGTAAAAGCGGGGGTGCCGGACTTGCATCTGCCCGTTGCCAGGGGCCGGTATCACGGACTGTACATTGAGATGAAGACGGAGAAGGGCCATACTTCTGACGCTCAAGATTGGTGGGGAGAGCATCTCCTGGGGCAAGGTTATTTTTGGGAGGTCTGTCACGGATGGCAGTCCGCTGTCCGGGTGCTGGAGTGGTATCTGTCCCTTCCCAGTGAGGCAGCGTCATGAGTGCCCCTGAGTCTGGTTATGCCTTCCCCTGGGAGCAGAAGGCCATGCAGGGCGCCGAGATGCCGGATGGGTTGTCCCTCTATGACCAAATGGCTTACATATCCCTGCGGACTCTATACCACGATTACCACGAAAAGCGGCTGGACCGCAAGACGGCATCAACGGAAAAGCGCCGCATTTTCGGGGCCTGGGATAAAGCAAAGCGTACGGCGGAATTTGAACGCAAGCTGGCGTTCTTCTCAGCGCGGGTGTTCAAAGACAGCGAGGCTGCAAAAACGGCCGTCCTGAAAAACCCCAGCCCGGAAAATGCTATTCGGCTTTGCAAAGTGATGGATGGGCTGGAGAGATACATGCCCGAGGAAATCACACCCTGAACGTTTGTAAATAGGGCAATACAAAGAGTAAACAAATGAATAAAATATGCAGAAAGTTAGGAGGAAGCACCATGAGTTTTTCCATCAAACTGCCTCAGACCTGCACATTTTCTCTTCACATTGACCAAGGCGACCGCACGCTTGTTGACACAACGATTGAGGTTAATACGACTGCCAAGGATATTGCCAAGGCAAAGAAAACTATCCGGCGCCTGATGAACGAGTACGCCCCGGTCATCGAAACACCCCGGGCCGCTGCGTCGGAACCTGTTCCGCCGGAGCCGAATTTGGGCAGTCAGGCTCCCATTGCCCCAACAAACCTGCCGGAACCGGAGGCCGCACCTGTCCCGCCCCCGGAGAAGAAGTTGGAAGGAGTGCGGGGGCTGCTCCAACTCCACTGCAAAGAGTGTGGACGTACCTTTGGCACGTTCCTTCGAGAACCGCAAACTGAGGTTCTTTGCAAGTGTGGACATTCCATTGATCTCACTGCCCCGCTGGCTCGGTACCGCTTCACCTGCCCCTACTGCGAACGTGAGGGTTTCGGCAAAACCAACTTGGAGGATCCGGAGATCACGATCCGTTGCAAGTGCGGTGGAGATGTAGATCTGCACTGGGTACCGAAAGCGCGAGAATACCAGAACTGATCAGGAGGGCAGGTTGTGATCTATATCAAGAAAGCCTGAGAGGAGACAACACAATGAACAGTATTGTGACAGATAAGGACACCATTTTTGTGGACGAGCTTATCCGGAAAAACGCCCGGCTGACCGTCCAGCATGAGGCGGACCTGCAGCAACGGAAGGAACTGGAGGCGGCCTTAGCTCGGTTAAAACAGGAAAACGACGATCTAACCTATCAAGTGGAAACTTTGTCGGAGGATGCTGACGGCCTTACACAGGATCCAGCCAGGGCCAAGGAGTTGTCTACCACACTGGCCAAGGCCATTGCGGACCTGCACTTTGTCATGGCCAACGGCGACGGCTGTAAGGTATGTACCCGCAAATGCGCTTTTGGAGCCGGGGAGTGTAAACCAGTGTGGCGGGGGGAGGTGGAGGAGGCGGAGCAATGAACTGGAAACGTGAGGCAATCGGCAAACTGAAAAACTACGAGGCCCACCGAGCAGCCCTGGAGAGTATCCCCAAGGAGATCAAGCGGCTGGAGTCAGCCTATACCGGCATTCGCAGTGCAGCCACCGACGGCACCCCCGCTTCTGGGGGCGGTAGTACGCGGGAGGACACCATGCTTTCCAATATCGTCCACCGGGACGAACTGAAACGGCGGCTGAAGGAAGCACGGCTTTGGGTTTCCATGGTGGACAAGGCCCTGGCGGTCCTGGATGGCGAGGAACGTTTGGTGTTGGATCGCTTTTACATCCACCGGGCTAAGGGGAATGTGGAAGAGCTGTGCGAGAGGCTGCATCTTGAAAAAAGCACCGTCTATGATAGGCGGGATAAGGCTTTGCGGCACTTTACCCTGGCCTTATATGGAGCCACTGAGACAGAGTAAAAGTCCGGAAAAAAACCGGAAGATTTTTTGAGAACAAGGTGCTATAATACTATCATGCAAAATCAGGCCAAGCCGGGCGGTCCCTTTCCAGAGAGAGGGCCGCCTTTCTTGTTGGGGGAGGAGGAAATGCCACGTAAAACCAGCAAGGCCGAGGTGTGGGAACGGCAGCAGGGCGAGAGTGCCCGGGCGTTTGAGGCATTTTCCCTCTACCTGGAAATGGGGGCCGATCGGAGCGTCCGAGCAGTAGGGCAAAAGTTGGGCAAAAGTAGGGCGTTGGTTGAGCGCTGGAGCAGTGCCCACCAGTGGGTAGACCGCTGCCGAGCCTGGGACAACCACCTCCAGCATGAGGCGAAAAAAGCCGCCGTGGCGGAGGTGCGTGCCATGAACCGGCGTCATGTGCAAATGGCCCAACAGATTCAGGTCGCGGCCATAACCGCCCTCACGGAGATGGGCAGCGGGATGGTCAATCCCAAGAATTTCACTGCCATTGTAAAACTGGCCACCGAGCTGGAGCGGAAGGGGTTGGAGGCAGAAACGGATGCGGTTCGCGCAGAAGCAGACAGCGCACAAGCGGAGAAAGAAGCGGCGGACCGCCAGGCTTTCGCAAGCCTGACCGATGAGGAACTGCGGAATCTGGCCCGGCAGGCCCCGAAGGGCGGTGAAGTGGATGAAACGGACCTTTAGCCCACGCGTCCCGGCGTGGATTGCCCTGGAGGCGCGTAGGGAGCTTGCCCGCCGCAGTCTGGCTGGTTTTGCACTCTACACGGATGACCGCTACCGAATGAACTGGCATCATAAACTTCTGTGCGAATACCTGGACGCCTTCACGAAAAAGGAATTGCGGCGGCTTATGGTGTTTATGCCCCCCCGCCACGGAAAGAGCGAGTTGGTCAGCCGAAAACTTCCGGCGTTCATCTTCGGGCGAAACCCGGACGCGAGCATCATCAGCACGTCCTACACTGCCACCCTTGCGCAATGGATGAACCGGGACGTGCAAAAGATAATGGATAGCCCCGCCTATCTGGAGCTTTTCCCGAATACGCGCCTATACGGGAAGAACATCCGCACGGTGACGGGGCACGCCCTGCGCAATTCCGACATCTTCGAGATTGTGGGACACAGGGGCAGCTACCGCGGCTCCGGCGTCGGCGGCGGCATTACGGGCATGGGCGGCGATTACATCATCATTGACGATCCCATCAAAAACCGGGAGGAGGCCAACAGCGCGACATACCGGGACAAGCTGTGGGAGTGGTACACCTCCACGCTCTACACCCGGCAGGAGAAAAACGGCTCGATCTTGATTACCCTGACTCGCTGGCATGAAGATGATCTGGCAGGGAGGCTGCTGGAGCTGGCGAAGAAGGACCCCGACGCGGACCAATGGGAAGTGCTGCTGCTCCCGGCGGTGGCGCAGCAGGACCGGCACCCCAGGGATCCCCGGCAGGAGGGGGAAGCTCTGTGGGAGGGCAAATACCCGCTGACTGAGCTGTCGAAAATCAGAGCGACGATCGGCATTTACGATTGGAGCGCGATGTATCAGCAGCGGCCGCAGCCGGCCGGCGGCACAATCTTTAAGCGGGAGTGGATGAATCAAACCTACGCCGAACTTCCGGCGGGCGCAGCCGTCATCCAGTCGTGGGACTTGCCGTTCAAGAACAGCGAGGCAAGCGCGAAGTGCGCCGGAATCGTCATGGCGCGCAAAGGCGCGCAGCTGTTCTTCGTGGACGTGGTCAACGACAAGATGGACTTCACCACCAGTGTGACGGCAATCAAGAGCCTGACCGCAAAGCACCCGAAGGCGAGGGCAAAGGTGGTGGAGGACAAGGCGAACGGTCCCGCTATCATTGACTATCTTGGCAAGACCATTCCCGGTATGATACCGTTTAACCCGAAGGGGAGCAAGGAAGACCGGGCGCTGTCGGTGGCGCCGTATTTTGAAGCCGGAAACGTCCTGTTTCCGGAGTTCGCACCGTGGAAAGCGGACCTCATTGACGATCTTTTGCGGTTCCCCGGCTCGACGTACAAGGATACGGTAGACGCAACCGTCCAGGCGATCTTATACCTGATGAACAAGCCGCTGTCCAGAATCTGTGGCGATGACATGGCAAAGGACAGCTACTGGCGCAGATGAAAACAGAAGGGGGGGGTGACGCTGGGCAATGGACAAATTCAGAGAATACGGAAAAACCGGGCTGTTCCGTTTCAACACAGGCTGGATATACGAGGAATTTCTGCGGGAACTGCAAGGGCGCAAGGGCATTGAGGTCTACAAGGAGATGTCAGAGAACGATGACATCATCGGCGCAATCCTGTTCGCCACGGAAATGCTGATGCGGCAGTGTAAGTGGAACATACAGGAAGCCGGAGCCGGTCAAGCGGACCTGGACGCGGCAGAATTTGTGCGCTCCTGCATGGACGACATGGAAGAGGCGTGGAGCGACTTTATCTCCGAGGTGCTTTCATTTCTGACCTATGGCTGGAGCTACCACGAGATCGTCTACAAGCGGCGCATGGGCCGCACCCGGAACCCGCAGACCAACAGCAAGTATGCGGACGGGCTGATCGGCTGGAGGAAGCTGCCCATCCGATCCCAGGATACGCTCTGGGAATGGCGGTACGACGAAAAGGACAATCTGCTGGGCCTTGTCCAGTGTGCGCCACCGAACTACGAACAGATGTTTATCCCCTTGGAGAAAGCCCTGCATTTCAAGACGAAAAGCCGGAAGAGCAATCCGGAGGGCAGGAGTATTTTGCGCAACTGTTACCGCAGCTGGTACTTCAAGCGCAGGATACAGGAGCTTGAGGGAATCGGCATCGAGCGGGATCTGGCCGGGCTGCCCGTGCTGGAGGCCCCGGAGGGTGTGGACATTTGGAGCGAGGAGCGCCGGGAGGATCGGGAAGCGGCGGAGCGCATCGTGCGCAGCGTGCGCAGGGACGAGCGGGAGGGCGTCGTGCTGGGCGGCGGCTGGAAATTTTCGCTGCTCTCCGCTGGAGGCCGCAGGCAGTTTGACACCAACCAGGTCATAGAGCGCTACGACACCCGCATGGCGATGACCGTTCTCGCGGACTTCGTTTTGCTGGGACATCAGGCGGTGGGCAGTTTCGCACTGTCCAGCGACAAGACGGAGCTGTTCAGCGTGGCCCTGGGGGCGTTCCTTGACCTGATATGCGAGGTGTTCAGTAATCAGGCGATACCACGGCTTATCGACATCAACGGGGAACACTTCGCGGGAATTACGGACTACCCAAAGCTGATACACGGGGATATCGAGACGCAGGACCTGGCGAAGCTGGGCGAATACGTTTCCCAAATGGTTGGTATTGGGGCGATCACCCCGGACGAAAGCATGGAGGATTACCTGCGGCTTGCGGCGGACCTGCCGGAGCGGGAGCCGGAGACGGCGTATATGGGTGGCAGGAAGCCCCCTGAACGGAGCGGGGGCAGCGGTACGGAACAGCCGGGAAAAGGGCAGGAAGCGCCCTCCGGGGACCCGGAGGACGGCGCGCAGGAGGAGGACGGCGGGTGATACGCTTCACGAAAGCGAAGAGACGCCTGACGCCGCCCAGGAGGCCGCAGGGCGTGAAGAAGAACGTCCTGGACAAGCTCAACGCGTTCCTGGCGGCGGCGGAACCGGAGGCCGTGGAGATTCTCTACTCCCGCTTGCAGGGACAGAGCGGCGTCACGTACCGGGAGCTTCGGGAGGCCTATCTGGCCGGAGGCATGACGCGGGAGCAGTTTGAGCGGTGGCAGGCGGAGTATACCAGGCTGGTCAACTCCACCCTCCGCCCCCGGTGGCAGGCGGCGGCTGCGGCCGGAGCGCGGCAGGTGACGGAGCAATACCCGCACTTCGTCTATGAGCCGTCCGTGAGCGCGGCGATGGGTTTTATCGAACAGCACGGCGCGGAACTGGTGACCAACCTCGCCCGGGAGCAGCGCTCGGCGCTCAACGCCGTGATCGCCCATGTCAGCGGGTATACGGCGGTCACGCCGGACGAGGCGGCGAGAATCATACGCCCGTGTATCGGGCTGACAACGGCGCAGGCCCTGGCCAACGCGCGATACCGGGAAGCTGTGAAGGAGGCGTATCTCAAGGCGCACCCGAGGGGCAGCCCGGAGACTGCCGAGAGGAGGGCGGCCGACGCCGCGGCCAAGTACGCCGCCAGGCAGCACCGCTACCGGGCGCAGAACATCGCCCGCACCGAGTTGGCCTACGCCTACAACGCCGGGCATTACGGCGCAACCAAGGACGCTCAGGCGCGGGGGTATATCGGGGATTGCATGAAGATGTGGGTGACGGCCTACGACGAGCGGGTGTGCCCGATATGCTCCCGTATGGATGAGGAAAAGCGCGGCATGGATGATATGTTCTCCAACGGGAAGCTGCTGCCGCCGGGGCATCCGTCCTGCCGGTGTGCCGTGGCGTATGAGGAAATTTCGGGGACGAACTTGAATCCCGCGGCGGATATTCCGCTTGCAGCAAGCCCGCCGGTGGAAAGCGACGCGCATACGGAGTCCCCCATGTCGCAGTTCCTCCGTGAGGACGGCACGTTTGATTTGGAGAAGGCCAAAGAATCCTACCGGAACTTCTTGCAATCTGCGCCGGGAAGGAATAGAATGTATTTGCAGCAAGCGTTGGGGGCGGTGGCGTTTGAGCAACGCGCGCTGAAAGCCGCTGTCTTTGGGTATGACGCTGTAAATGATGTGATTGCATACGATCCCAGTCATCCGATTTTTCCCCAATGTGACCTTCCGGTGGTACTTACCCATGAATTGGCGCACCGGGTCGATCGGTTTTTCGTTCATTCGTGGGAGCAGCCGGACTTCACTGCCGCGCTTCGGGCGGCGCGCGCTTCGTTTGATGAAAATCCGCAGTTATTTGTTGAATACTGTGAAAAGAACGATAAAGAAGGATTCATGTCGGACATTTTAAGCGCAATTTGTGAGGATGATTACCGACTCAAATTTTCCCATGAAAAGGGGTATTGGAAAAAGGCTGGAAACAAGGAGCGGGAAACATTCGCCAACCTGTTTTCGTTGGAGGCGTATGGAGATGAGGAGAAACTTCGCTTTTTGGACACTCATTTTAAGGGCTTAATGGACAGTTATAGAAATCTGGATTTTGAGGTAGGGAAAATAAAATGTATGTCGTAAGAGCGGACGCGGAAATCATAAGCACCCGTGAAGTGCAGGACATGCTGGATGAATACGAAAGAAGATTCGGTGAGCGGTTCATTGCGTTCAACTATGGGGACTTTCGAGGCTCGAAAACTCAGCTTCCCGCCGAGATGTACAGAGAAACATTGAGAAAGGCCCTCCAGGAGAACAAGCCATATCACATTGTATCCCACCGGTATGACGATTTCGATCATTGAGGAGAAACAAAGAGAACCGACAGACGTCGCCCCCTTCGTGGGGGCGTGGATTGAAACAAACGATCACTAGACAATATATCACGCCAAAAACCGTCACTCGAAAGAGCGGCGGTTTTTTATACCCATTTTCAAAAAAGGAGGCGGACAATGGGAGCGCAGATATACATCCGACCCACCGGAGCGAGAAGCCAGCCCCACGAGCTGACGATTATCAAGTCGGACGACGACAAGCGGCTCGTGTTCGGCTGGGCCAGCGTGGCCGTCCGGGTGGACGGGGAGCAGATCGTGGACTGGCAGCAGGACGCCATCGACATCGAAGAGCTGGAGAGCGCGGCGTATGAGTATGTGGCGCAGTTCGGGTGCGCCGGAGAAATGCACCGGCGCGGCGGCGTGGGCCGGGTGATCGAGAGCATGGTCTTCACCAAGGAAAAGGCGGACGCCCTGGGCATCCCCCGGGACGCGCTGCCGGAGGGTTGGTGGATCGGGTTCAAGATCACCGACGACGAGGTTTGGCAAAAGGTTAAAAACGGCGAATACGCCATGTTCTCCATCGAGGGCAAGGCAATACGGGAGCCGGTGGGGAGGTGATATGGGATGGCAAATAAGTTAAAGAACCTGTCCGTGACCAGCGTGGACCTTGTGGACCAGGGAGCGAATCCGGACGCACATATCCGCCTGTTCAAGCGCGCAGAGGATGAGCAGGAACCGGAAGCCGGTATGGGTATGTTTGAGCGGTTCACGATCTGGCTTGCCAAGGGCCTCAAGGCGGCAATGGCGTGGGAAGGCAGCCCCGAAGAGGCGGACGCGGACGAGCGGGCGGACACGGGAGGGGAGGTCCGGCAGAAAAATACACACATCGAGCAGGAAACAGGAGGCGGTACGCCCCAAATGGAACAGGAGGTAACGGACACCATGAAAATTGACAGGAGCAGAATGACCCCGGAGGAGCAGGCCACGCTTGCGGAGTTTGAGAAGAAGTACGGCGTGGCCGATGAAACGCAGCCCGGCGCGGCGGATGGCGCGCAGCCCTCTCCCCCGCTCGCGCAGCAGCCGCAGGAAACCGGGACCGGGCTGCACCCGGACGTGGCAAAGGCGCTGGCAGAATTCCAGGAACTCACCAAGCGGCAGTCCGCAGAGGTGGAGGCACTGAAAAAGAGCCTGGAAATCCAGAAGCTCACGGCGGCTGCCCAAAAGTACGAGGTGCTGGGCAAGAAAGCCCCGGAACTGGCGGAGAAGCTGTACGAGCTCAAAAAGGCCGGGGGCACGGTCTATGAGGATTATGTTGCCCTGCTGGACGAGAACCTGGCCGCACTGACCAAAAGCGGACTGTTCGGGGAAATCGGTAGCAGTCGGCAGGGCAGCGCGGGAACGGAGCAGAGCCTTGGTATCAAGGCGCGGGAGATCCAGAAGGCAGCCGTGGACGGGATGACCACACCTGAGGCTATCGTCAAGGCGTTCGAGGAAAACCCGGAGCTGGCGGCACAGTATGAAGCGGAATACAGAGGGAGGTAAGACGAAATGGCAAAGCAGTATCTGAACGCGTTCGTGAACAACAGCGCAACCATCCGGGACGTACTGGCGGCTGACATTACGGACGCGCCGCACAAGGCCGTTGCCTACGACAGCGGCGGGAAGCTGGCTCTCCCCGCCGCGGACGGAGAGGCGGCGATCGGCATCCTCCTGAGCGACGCGGCGGCGGACGACGGCGGCGTCTCCAAGGCGGGAACGGAGGTTGACGTCCTTATCAAGAACATTGGGCTGGCGTTGGCGGGCGGGGTCGTAAAGAAAGGCGAGCGCCTGACGGCCACCGCCGCGGGAGCCGTGACAAAAGCTGCCGCCGGGAACTACATCCTCGGCATTGCCATGACCAAAGCCGCCGCCGCGGGGGAGCTGGTGCAGATCCTGCTCACCCACGGCGGCTATGAGAAATAGGGAGGGAAGAAAAAATGGCGCTTACCACACAGGAACTCGCGGCCAGCATCCAGAAGGGTGCGTTTAAGCCGCACATTTATCTGACGAATGTCTGTTTGTCCTACTTTCAGAACATGGCGGGATTCGTGGCGCGCAGAGTGTTTCCCATCGTGCCCGTGCCGGTTTCCTCGGCGCACTATTACGAGTTCGACAAGGGAGACCTGGCGCGGGACAACATGGCCCGCAAGCCGGAATTCGGCCACGTCGCGCCGGGTATCTACGGCAAGCGGGATAAGTTCTACCATTGCAGCGTAGACCAGGTCATCACGGGCGTAGACCAGATCAGCGCTTTGGACTTTCAGCGCACGAACGCCCCCGCTGTTATCGATCCCCGCAGGAGCAAGGTGCGCTGGGTGGCCGAGCAGATGAACATCCATCTGGACCGGATTTGGGCCGGAAAGTATTTCAATCCGGACAGCTGGACGCACGTCTACGAGGGCATCGGAAGCGGGACACCCTCCGGGAAACAGTTTTATCAGTTTGATAACGAGAACAGTGACCCCGTGACGTTCTTCCATCAGCTGAGAACCATGATGCTCTTGTCCGGGCTGCGCAAGCCTAACAAGCTGGTGCTGGGCGCGAACGTGTTCACCTCCCTGACGGTCAACCCCTCCATTCTGGAGCGCATCAAGTACCAGGGCAGCGAAGCGAACCCGGCGAGTGTGACCGAGAATGTCCTGGCACAGCTGTTCGGGCTGGACGAAATCGCGGTAGCGGAGAGCGTCCACAACGCCGCACCCATCGGGGCGGCAGACAAGATGGAGTTTATCTGCAACCCGAACGACGCGCTGCTCGTCTATACCACCGGCGCGCCAAGCATTGACGAACCCAGCGCGGGGTACACCTTTACCTGGGATATGCTCGGCAACGGGCAGTATACCGCCGTACAGCAGTATCCAGGAGAGGAAGCAACTCACACGGAGTTTATCGAGGGACTTTTATGCTCAGACCCGGAAATCACCTCCGCGGACCTGGGCGTGTTCCTCAAAGGGGCCGTGAGCGACGGCTTCTCCGTGTAAGGGGGCGCAGACATGGCAAAGGTGTATATTGCGAACCGGCCCGTACGGTTTGACCGGAACTACAAGGTGGGGGAGGTCATCCCGGATGGGGTGGTCTCCCCCGCTATGGGGCGCAAGCTGGTTGAGATGGGGCGGCTGCTGCACGTCGAACTTCCGGACGCGGCGAGTGAGAAGCCCGGGGACGCGCCAGAGGGCGGCGCGGAAGCCGCCGGAACCGGCGAGGAGAACGCGGCCGTCCCTGCCGCCGGGGAATTTGTCTGCGAGGTCTGCGGCAAAGCGTTCGCGTCGCAAAATGCCCTATCCGCCCACTCCAAGGCACACAAGGAATAGGTGGGCGGCATGACATACAGTTACGATCCGACAAAAATCAGGGCGCGGGGCAAGGATCAAATGCGCTTCGAGCTGGGGGATACCTGTACGGAGGGTGGCGTGGACACCTGCGCGCTGGCGGACGAGGAGTACGAGGCGATGCTCGCGGGGCTGCAGGAGGGAAGGAAAGCGTGGCTGTTCGTCAAGCTGGCGGTGCTGGAAGCCCTTCTGTTCAAAATACAGTACCAAGTCGATACGAAGATCGATGCGCTCCAGTACAGTTTTGGAGACCGGGCAAAGCGGTGGAAAGCGATGTATGACGAGCTGAAGAAACAGACCCTGGCCAGTGCGTCCGTCCCCACCATGGCCCCGTCTATCCAAGACACACCTCCTTATTTCCATAAGGGGATGGAGGAGAATCCAAAAGCCATGCACGGCGCAGGGGAAATACCATTCCACAGGATGACATCGTAGGAGGGCGGCGCAATGTTCACAGGGGCAATCAACCTTATTCCGGGGCAGGAGCTGCGGGAGTTTGAGGTCTGCCGGGACGGAGACCACAGGACCGCCAGCGGCAGGATCACAAGTAACGGCGTGGAGCGGCTGGGTACCATCCGGGCTGTACTCGCCGCGGCGAAGCCTGAGGAAATAGAGCGGTGGCGGCAGCTGGAACACCCGGTGACCCACAAGATCATCCAGAAAGGCGCGGCCCCGTTCGAGATCAAGGCTGGGGATTCCCTTGTGCGTGGGGAGAAGCGGTACATCGTCCAGAAAAAACCGTATGATCCGGGTGGTTTGAACCATTGGACGATCTATTACTGCGAAGAGAGGAGCGACGTGTGATGGCGGCAAAGCAGCAAAGTGTGCAAAAAGCCTGGGGCAACGCGTCGCGGGTCATCGGCAAGACGATTGCGACTACGTTGAAAGGTGTGCAGAGGGAGGTGTCCCAGCGGGCGTACCGGGCAAGCAACGAACTGCGCAACGCTTCCCTTTTCGTCCTGCGGGGAACTCGAAGCGGGAGAGTTTACAAGATGCCGGATACGCACGGCGAAAAGGCCTCCAAAAGCACAAGGAAGCTGATGGGAGACTACGGCCACAAGCTCAGAGGCGGCCAGCTTTACCGGGCGTCCGCGCCAGGCGAGCCGCCGGTGGTTAGAACAGGAATTTTCCGGAATTCGTGGGGAACGCGTGTCCATGTGGAGCGCAGCGGCAAACGCTTCCGATGTGTGTCCGCCATCGAGAGCAAGGAACGCGCTGGCGGCAGGCTGTTGGGCGAAATGCTGGAAAACGGTACGGGGCGGATGGCCCCCAGGCCGTACAAGCGGAAAATCATTGACCGCGCACTGCCCAAAATCAAGGAAATCTACAAAAGACCCTATAAGGGCGGTTAGGAGGAACGCATGGCGCTGATTATCGATCAGGCATACAAGGCGTTCGACACGTCGCAGATTCAGCGGGGGGACTGCGTGCGCGTGCGCAGGACGGGCGATACCACGGCAAGGAACGGTTTTGTGACAGAGGTCACCCCGGAGCGGCTGCGCGTGCTCTACTGCAACGTGCAGAATAACGCCAACAGCTATCTGGACATCACGGCAGCGGACGTGGCGCTCGGCGCGTGGGAGGTTTACTGGACCCGGGACTTCCAGAGCGTCAGCTATGAGTACAACGCGCCCCGGACAGGCGGGGCGGGGGCATGAACACGCACATCAGGCGGCTTGTGCACGAGCAGCTGTCCGCGGACGCGCAGCTAGGGGGAATGCTGACGGCCTACGACGGGCGGCCGGCCGTCTTTTATCAGAAGGCTCCCAGCGACAGCGCCCCCAGCTGGGGAAAGCCGCGCTACCCACGTGTGGACTTCAACGTGGATATGCGCCGCGACCCGGAGCGCAGGACGGCGGGAACGATGACGTTCAACATCTGGTGCAGTACGGAATGCCCGGAACTGGGAGACCAGGACCCGGACAGAGCGATAGAAGCCCGGCTCGTGGAGCTGGTGTCCGGCACGTTCTACACAGGCAGCGACCGGGTATCCGTGTGCGCCGAGTGGGAGCGGTCGGATGAATTCAGCCTTGAGAACAGCCAGCAGAACGCTAGTATGCCGGAAATCTACGGGCTGAGCGTGACCTTTGAGCTGATGGAGTTTCCGGAGCAGATCACTACCTCCCCGGACCCCGTGCAGGGACTCAACGAGTGGACGAAACGGCATTTTGGGCGGATGACGGCGATCGCCTGTGACGAAATGCCGCCCGTCTGGAAGCCCACGGATTTGAACCCGGCGATTTACTGGCGCTTCGAGGGGACGGCAGGCACGGACCGCCAGAGCTACGCCGTGACGTGGTTTACTGGGACCTTTGCGGCCCATGTCCTGGCAGAGAGCGTGACGCAACGCAACAAGTGGACCAAGGCAATCATCGAGCGGGCGCAGGCAGACGGGGAAGTGATTCTGCCGGACGAAAGCCCCATGTTTATCAACAGGATAATCGTCCGGCACAACGCCGACCCTTTGCGGGAAGGACAGCTGGCGTTGACGGGCCAATACGGCGTGCTGGCGCAGCCGCCGAAAGAACCGGCGCAAATCAAACTGATACACCCCCACCACATTTCAGCGGAAAAGGAGGAACGGGAAAATGGCAGATAATGCGGCAGCGTACAAGGTCTCCGAACTGGCGGCGCAGGCGCGCCGGCTTTTTGAAACAACCCCGGAGGCGATAACCGCGGCAATGCGCGCGGCAGGCAGGGAAGCGGCGGGCGTGGAGGAGGCCAAAAAGATCGTCCGGGCTTTTTGGGATAGGGAGGTCAAATAAATGGCGGCTTTTTTCAGTATCGGCGAGAAAAAAACCCGTCCCGGCGTGTATTACCGCTACGAGAACTACGGCACGCCGCCTGTGGCGGGCGCGGACGACGGGAAATGCGCGGCGGTGTTCCGCTCCAACTGGGGGCCGGTGGGGCAGGCCGTGGCGCTGGAGCGCTCCGAGGACATCGCAAAGAAGTACGGCGACGGCGGAGAGAACGGGACCTTGGCCGTGGCGATAGAGCAGTTCAAGGGCGGGGCGCGGCTCGTCTACGGCATCCGGCTGGGCACGGGCGGCACGCCGGGAACTTACAGCATGGAGGACGCCAACGGCGACGCGGTCATCCAGCTGACGCTCAAGTACCCCGGCAGCCGGAAATTGGCCATGACAATCCGGCCTACGCTGGCGGACGCGAATACCAGTGAGCTGCTGATCCTTGAGGGGACGCGGCAGCTGGAGCGGCTGAGCTTCGACAACACGGAAAACAGCGTGGACGCCCTGATTTCCGCATTCCAGGTCAAAGGGAGCGACTACTTCACGTTGACCAGGACCAAGGAGAGCGCCGAAGCCCTCAAAACCGTGGACCAGGTGGAGATTGCCGGCGGCACGGACCCGACGGTTGACGTGGCGGCGTACAGCGCGGCGTTCGAGGTGCTGGAGGCGTACCGGTGGAACGTGCTGTCCATCGATACGGAGGACACGGCGGTTCAGAGCCTGATGCAGCTGTTCCTCAACCGCATCTACGACAGCGGGGCGTTCTGCATGGGCGTGATCGGAGAGCCGTCCTCGGTGGACTTCGAGACGCGGCTCAAGCACGCCAGCGCGTACAACGACTATCAGATCGTCTATGTGGGCAACGGCTTTACCGACATCGCCGGCAACGCCTGTGAGGGGTATCTGGCGGCCGCCCGCATTGCCGGGCTGATCGCCGCGACGCCGAGCAGCGAGAGCATTACTCACGCGGTGATCACGGGCGCGGCGGAGCTGACCGAGCGGCTGGCCAACAATCAGCACGAGCGGGCAATTAAGGCCGGCGCGCTGATGTTCAGCTTGTCGGCGGCCAACACCTTGTGGGTGGAACAGGGCGTGAACACCCTCGTCCTTCCCGGCGCGAAGGAGGACGACGGCTGGAAGAAGATCAAACGCACCAAGGTACGCTTTGAACTGTTCCAGCGGCTCAACGACACCGTGGAGGGGCTGATCGGCAAGATCAATAATGACCCGGACGGGCGGATGAGCGTGGTGCAGGTTTCCAACGGCGTGTGCCAGGCCATGGCAGCCGAAGGGAAACTGCTTGCCGGAGCCCATGTGGAGATTGACCCGGACAACGCGCCGGAGGGCGACAGCGCGTGGTTTGTGGTCTACGCAGACGACATTGACGCGCTGGAGAAGATGTATTACACATTCAAGTTCCGCTTCGCCCCGGACGCGGCCGAGTAAAGGAGGCATGACGGATGGACGGACTCAATGACCAGAGCCTGCTTGACGTTCGCAAGCTGATAAGCGGCAAGGACGGGCGGCTGTTTGTCACGACGAAGAAAGGAATAAACCTGTTTCTCGCGGAGGTGGACACGTTCCAGACGCAGATCAGCCCCGCCAACACGGACTATCAGCCCGTGGGCAGCCCGCTGGTCTACGCGGTGAATACCGGGTACACCGTCGCCCTGACACTGACGGAGGCCGTGGTACGGGACGACGTGATGCTCACGGAGCTGATTTCCGATCTGCAAAACGGCTACTTCCCCACCTTCGACTTCCAGGGCAAGATGCGCCGCAGGGACGGACAGACCGAGCGGGTGGTCTACCGCAACTGCGTCCCGGACGGCACGATTGACCTTCAGAACCTCAACCCCGGCGAAATTATTAAGAGGGCGTGGAGCTTCCGCGTGAACGCCACCCCGGAGATGTTGGAGTATTTCAAAGAAGCGCAGTGGAAACCCGTTGAATAAGAACAGGAGGAATGAAAAATGGCGGAGAAAAACACAATGCCCGAGCTGTACGATGAGACCGAAGCGGGGGTAGAGGCCCCCGCTTCGCCGGAGGAAATCCTCATGGATGAAGACGCGCTGCTGCGCGGGCTCATTGAAGCTGGGACCGAAAAGGACAACGAGAGCACTTACAGACAGATCCAGATTAAGCGAGGAGGCGTTCTTAAATTCGTGTTCCGCATCAGGCCGGTCTCCGAGGAGGAAACCATCGCCTGCCATGAGCACGCTACAAAGTTTGCCCCCCGCAAGAGGGGACAGCCGAAGCGGGAGATCGAGACCAACACGGCGAAATTCCGCTCGTGGCTTATCTACACAGCAACCGTGGATGAGGACAGAGCGAAGCTGTGGGACAACAAAAAGGCGCAGGAGGCCCTGGACGTTCTCCAGGGTGTGGACATGATCGACGCGGTTCTTCTCTCTGGGGAGAAAGACCGGGTCATCGACGTTATCAACGAAATCAGCGGCTATGATGACGGCATGGAGGAAACCGCAAAAAACTGATCAAGGCACGGGGCGGCACCTATCTGATGTTGGAAGTGTGCGAACGCTTCCCCCAACTCGGCGGCATCCAGGACTACCTGGCGCTGCCGCCGGGGGAGCAGGCGCTGTACCGGCAGTACACACTGGACGCGTTGGAGAGGGAAGCGAAAATACCCGTGCTGAAAATCAACGCAAAATGATGGGAAAGGGGGCGGGCACAGGTGAACGATTCGGTGACAGTCATAGACATCGTGGCGCAGGTCACGGATGAGACAGACAGCGGCAGGAAAAGCGCGGAGCAGAGCCTCAGCAAGCTGGAGCGATCAATTATGAACCTCCAGAAGCAAATCCAGGGCATGAAGGGCAAGAGCAAGCTGGAAGTCTTGGCCACACTGAAAGACATGGCCAGCAAAGGGCTCCAAGGCGTGGCGGCGGCTGGAAAGAAGATAGCCGGAAAGGTCTGGACTGTCACGCTGAAGGCTATTGACTTCGTGACCGCCCCCTTCAAGAAAGTGATCGGGCTGATTTCCAGCCCGATCACACAGGCGGCGGCGTTCGCCGGTGTCTCTCTGGGTGTGGCGGATACGATCAGCACGTTCAAGGACTTCGAGCAGGGCATGGCCAACGTCAAGGCCATATCGGGCGCAACGGGCGAGGAATTCACGGCCTTGGAAACCACGGCGAAAAAGCTGGGCGAAACCACGATGTTCTCGGCGGCGCAGGCGGCGGGGGCGATGGAAAACCTGGCCATGGCCGGCTGGAAAAGCAAAGATATTGTGGCCGGAATGCCCGGACTTTTGGACCTGGCGGCGGCTGGAAGCGTAGACCTCGCCACGGCGGCGGACGTTACGGCGTCCGCACTGGCGCAATTCAGGCTGAGCGCAGACGAATCGACACGGGTGGCCGATGTGCTGGCGGCAACCGCCACGAACTCCAAGACGGACGTCACGGGACTGGGCGAATCCCTCAAATACGCCGGTTCTCTGGCCGGCGCGCTGGGGTACAGCCTGGAGGACGTGTCCGTCGCGCTGGGCGTGATGGGCAACGCCGCCATAGACGGCTCCAGCGCGGGAACCGCCCTGCGCTCCATGCTCGCGCGCATGAGCAAGCAGGAGGGATTGACGGCGGAAGAGAGCGGCGCCGTGGCAAAGGCCATGAAAAAGGTGGGCGTTTCCCTGACGGACGAGGAGGGGAAGGGGAAATCGCTGATGACCGTCTTGCGGGAACTGCGCAGCGGGTTCGAGGGACTGTCCGACAGCGAACAATCCGCGACGGCGGCGAATCTCGCGGGACAGTACGCGATGAGCGGCCTTTTGGCAATCGTCAACGCCAGCGAAGAGGATTTCGTGAAGCTGGAAAACGCCATCAACAACTCGGGGGACGCAGCGGCGGAGATGGCCGGAATTAAGATGGACACCCTGCAAGGCTCCCTTTACTACCTCCAGAGCGCGGCGGAGGGCGTGAAGATCGCTATTGGCGAGAAGCTGAATCCATACGTCAGAGGACTGGTGGATTGGGTGACGGCGCATATGCCGGACATCCAGAACGCGGTCGGCGAAGCGGTAGATTTCGTCACAGGTAAGATAGACGACGTGGCGGCATCCGTCCGGGAATTGACCGCAAGCTCGGAATGGCGCAGTGCGGAAACGCTTTGGGAGAAGATTAAGCTGGCGTGGGACAGGATCATCGTCGAGCCCTTCGCGCAATGGTGGAACGGCACGGGCAAGGCGTGGCTTGCGGGGGCAGCGGAAAGTATCGGCGGCGGACTCGGAAGCGCGCTCCATGACGGTGTTCTGGGCATCCTGGGCATAGACCTGGACGGCGCGGCGGAAGACGGCCTGAGCGTCGGGAAAGCGTTCGGAAAGGCGTTCGCGGAGGGGTTCAACGGCGCGGAAGTCGGCGAGGCCATCGCGGCGGCAATCAAAGAGGGGCTGAAGGGGATTGCTTTGGACGCGTCCACGCTGCTGCCTGGCGGGGAGAAAGCGTCCGGCACAAGCGGCCTTGCGGCGGCTGTCCTTGGGTATGGGGCAGTCAAAGCGTTCAAAACAGCGCTTGGTATACGCAGGGTTGGGAAAGCACTTTTCAACCTTGGGGGAACGGTGCTGGGCAGCGCGGGCGGAACCGGCATTCTCGGATTCGGCGCGGATACCGCAATCAAACTTGGAGCAGGCAATCTCGCCGGGGGCGCATCTCTGTCAGCGGGCGCGTTGTCGGCGCTTGGCCTTGGAGCAGTGGCAGGGGGCGCGCTGGGCGCAACTTCTGCGATCAGCGGCGCCGTGGATTTGTACGAAGGAAGCAAGTCCGACAATGCGGACGAAGCGGAGGCGTACGTCAAGTCCGGGGCTTTGAAAATGGGGGGCGTTGGCGCGGGGGCCGCCGCGGGAGCCGCCATCGGAGCCGCTTTTGGCGGTGTTGGAGCCGTGCCCGGCGCGTTGATCGGCGCGGGAATCGGCGGGATCGCCGGCATAATCGCGGGGGACAAGGTAAAAAGCAGCTATCGGGAAAGCCTTGCGGCGGCGCAGGAAGAAGCGGCAAAATCCGCTTTGGAGGCGCAGAAAATCCTCGGAGCAACCGGGCGGGCCGTTCAGAATATCCATTTTGAAATGTCCGCATTAAACGAAGCCGTCAACAATTCTCAGGTCAGCGCGCAGCAGTTCGGGCTGATGTTCCAGGAAGCGGTCGGGGAAAAACTACGCAGCCGATTTGGAAGCCTGAAACTTTCGCTGGCGCAAGTGCGGGAGGCCGCAAAAAGCATTGTCTTTGCCGGGCGGGGGGAGCAGATGGAGAGCTTCGCAAAAGCGGCGGAGCAGTCCGCAGCCGACATGGAAACGTTGAAAAGCCGGATGCAGGAGATTGACCGCCTGAACTGGGAGGCGGAACTGGGAATGAAAATGTCGGAGGGAAACATGGAAGCGTACAAAAGCTCCATGGAGTCTCTTGCAAACGAAGCACAGTCCTACTTATCGAACAGGCATTATGAGGCGGATATTGCCATCAATATGCTTGTTGGGGAAGACGGCGGCGCAGGCATCAAGGATGGGCTGAACGGGGCATTTGAAGGGCTGCAGTCCCAGATTGACGCCGCCAGCGCGGAATTGCAGAACGCTATGTCAGTCGCGTTTGCCGACGGCGTGCTATCAACGGAAGATAAGATAAAGGTGAAGATTGGCGGCGTTGAATATGAAATGGACGAAGCATCGGCGGTGGCCGAGCTACAAAACCGGATAGCCGAGCTCACGAACAAAGTATCCGCAGCGCAGCAGGACGCGAAGCTGGAAGCGTTGAAGATCCGCTTTGGCGGTGCGAAACTTGACGCCGAATCATTTGCCGCCCTGCAGGAAGAAATGCAGGAAAGTGTGGCGAGTTTTACGGGTGACTATAACACCGCGTTGGAACTTGGTATAGCCAATGTCAGGATGTCACTGGAGGAGGGTGCTATTGACCAGGCTGAATACGAAAAGCAAGTGAAGGAGCTGGCGGCAGGGTACGAGGCACGGATTGAAAATCTACACATGCGTGTGGAGTCCTTCCAGCTCGACACCATTGCGCAGGCGTTCGGAGACTCCCTTGACGGCATCCTGCCGGATATGGAAGGGACGGTATCCGAGAAATTGTCAGAAGCCATGAACAGCGCACTTGCCGCCAACCCGAAGCCGGCGGAATGGAGCCAGGAGCAAATCGTGTCATGGTTCGGGCTGGAAGGGCTGGGCGCGGAAACCCAGACGGCGGTGTCGGGGCTGCTCCAAAAGACTGCGGAGACAATTCCCGAGAGTATGAAAAAATCACTGGAAGGAGTCGATTATTCGGCGTCTGGCGTCGCTGTTGTATCGGGTGTGGGCAGCGCAATAGAGAGCACCGATTTTGGCGCGATAAACTCGGCCATCGATGTGTTGAAAACCCATGCCGATTCAACCATCGACTCCGTATTTGGTGAGGGCATATCTACCACAATGCCTGTTCATGTGAAAGCAGATTACAAGCTGCTAAACCCCACCGCACTTGTCGGACTTGGGGGCGGCGGAAGCGGCACGGCCACCTTGACCGCAAACATATCCAGTAACGCTAACGGCGGCTTCGTAAACGGCGCGCAGTTGTCCTGGCTGGCGGAGGAGGGGTACGGCGAATTCGTCATACCTACCAATCCTGCCAGGAGGGACAGGGCGCTGCAGCTCTACGAGCAGGCGGGTAAGGCGCTGGGCGTGCGGGAATATGCACAAGGCGGCACGGCTGGCCGGATAGGCCCAATCCCGGAACCCACAGGGAACAGCGCCGGCATGAACGTGCCGGTCACAATACAGAGCCTGACGTTTGAAATCCATGTGGACGGCAACAGCGCACAGGACCCGCAGGTGCTGATGGAAACCATCAGGGAAAACTTCCGGGGAATGACGGACGAAATCGCGGAGCAGATAGCGATCGCCCTTGAACAGGCTTTCGCAAACAGGCCAACAGCGGCATGGTAGGAGGCGGAGCATGGATATTTACCTGACGAATCTGACGACAGGCGACAGGCTGCAATTCCCCATGCTCCCCTCTGAGGTAAGTGTGAAGACAGCGCAGCAGTTCGCGGCTTACAGCATTCTGCGCATTGGGGAAGTAAAAATCCCCAGCGGCACACAGGCGGACAGCTTCAGCTGGAGCGGCATTTTTCCGGGCGCGGCCAGAAGGAATGACCCGTACATCAGGGCGTGGCAGGATCCCAAATCGGTTTACAACTGGATCAGCGGCCTGCGGGTAAAAAACGACAGGCCGGTCAAGGTGCGGCTTTTGATTACCGAGACCCCGATCAACTGTGACGTCTACCTGTCCGACTTCACGGTCACACCCAGGGGGGGCTATGGAGACATCAATTACAGCATAACGCTGGTACAGGCCAGGGAGATCATCGTGAGAAAGTCCAGCGAAGCGGCTGCTTCGCCGGAGAAAACCACCCGGCGGCCATCTCCCCCCGCGGCGCAGACCTACACGGTGGTAAAGGGGGACAGCCTGTGGAAGATTGCGCAGAAGTTCTACGGGAAAGGCTCGGATTACACGAAAATCTATGAAGCGAACAAGGGGACGATCGGCGCGAACCCAAACCTGATCTACCCGGGACAGGTGTTTACCATTCCATGACGGGAGGGGGCGCGGGAGATGGGAGTAGACATCGCGCGGGTGCGGTACCATGTGGAGCTGATAACCGAAAACGGGGACATCTACGATTTGGACAACGCCATCCAGTTGCTTTCCTGGGAGGAACAGGACGGGCAGCTGGCGCAGAAGGCCGCCCTGCGCGTGTCCTCGCATTCTTCGCAGTACGGGCAGACCATTCGCTCCCTGTTGAAAATCAACCGCATCATCCGAATTTACGCGGATTGGGGAGAGGGGATGCGCAAGCTGTTCGAGGGGACAATTTGGGAATGGCAGTACAACCGCTCCATAAGCCAGGAAAATTCCATCGTTGCCTATGACCCAATGATACGGCTGCAACAGAGCAGGGATTTTTATTACTTTTCTGCGGGAATGTCCACCCCGGCAATTCTGGGCGCGATCTGCGGCGACTGGGGCGTGCCGCTGGATTACCGGTGGAGCAAACAGATCACCCACGAGAAAAAAGTCTTCAACTGCGATGCCGTGAGCGACATGATTATCAAGCTGCTGGAGGAGGTCCGGCGGCAGACGGGCGCCCGCTATGCCGCCATTTACGAAGACGGAAAACTGGTTGTCTCCGATTACGGCACGAACAAAGACGTCTACCTCTTTGACTACCCATGCACAATCAGCACCAGCGACAAGCTGAGTATGAACAGCCTTGTGACAAGGGTGAAAATACTCGGCAAGGCGGACGACGACGGGCGCTCCAGCGTGGAGGCCGTGGCAGACGGCAGCCTGGAGTTCGGAGTTTTGCAGGAGGTTATCCGAAGGGACGCGGATAAGGACATTGGCGAAGCAAAAAACGAGGCGGAGCAAACGCTGAAAGAGCGCGGAAGGCCGGAGGAATCCATTGTGGTGACAAGCGTTGACCTCCCGTTTGTGCGCAAGGTCCACGCGGTGGAGATGCAGGCGGGAAATCTCAGCGGGATATTTTACGTCCTCGGCGTCTCCCACAACCCCGCCGAGAAGCAGATGAGCATGACGCTCTTGCGCAGGTAGGAGAAAAAAGCATGGGCGGCACGATGGGCAGCGAGGGAATCAACAGGCTGGCAAGCGTCCTTCAAGGCAGGATGCGCACAATAGGGGACAAACCGCAGGAGCTGGATTTCGGCGTGATTCAGGAGGATATGAGCCTTCTGATGAACCGGTTCCCAAAACCGATACCGCAGAAGGATTACGTGGTGTGCGGACGGGCGCGGGGCATAAACCCCGGAGACCGGGTGCTTGCGGCCTGGGTGGGCGACGATGTCTGCGTAATTGACGTTATCCTGCCAGGAACCACCATCTGACGCGCGGCGGCGCGTTTTATGGACGATAGAGGGGAAAACGCGATGGCGAATAGATTGTTTCCGGTTTTTGACGTTCCATCCGCGCCGGCGGAAGAGACAAGCCAATCGGCGCAATACCCGCCAGGGCCGATGTGGGATGCGGAAACCGGAGATTTTATCATGGATGGAGCGGGGAAACTGCTCTACGGCAGCGGGAAGGACGCCTGGGTGCTGTGGTGTGTCAAAACCGTCCTGACACAGAGATGGGCACACTTCGGATACAACGCGGATGCGGGCATAGAAGCCGATGAAGCGTTCAAAGAGCCGGACCGAAAAGCGGTTGAAAGTGCCCTCGAGCGCACAATCACGGAAGCCCTGCTGGCCGATCCGCTGGGGCGCACCACCCAGGTACGGGATTTCGCGTTTCAGTGGGGGGTGGACGGTCTGCAAGTCGAGTGTGTGGCGGTAGGCACGGACGGCGACACGGCAAGCGTTCAGGCAAAACTGAACACATGACAAAGGAGGCGGCAGGAAGTGGCGGACGAATACAGCTACCCATACGTTCCTCCGGCATTTTTGCAGGGGCAGAGCGCGGACCAGATACACGGCAGGATGCTTGAAAATCTGCCGGCCGGTATAGACAAGAGCCAGGGCGGCATCCCGTGGGATTTTACCCGCCCGGCCGCGATGGAAAAAGCGGAATTCGCCGAATTTACACTCAACGAAACCATAAAGCTGATTTTTGTTCAATGGGCATATGGTGATTGGTTAGACTTGCACGGGGAAAAGGTGAGCTGTTTCCGTAAGGCGGCAAACCGCGCGAGCGGGAAGCTGGCGGTCACCGGCAAGGCCGGCACGGTTATCCCGTCCGGCTGCCAGTTCGCAACCGCGGCGAACCTGACGGCAAGCGTAATTTTTGAGACCATAGGCACATGCGTCCTGGAGGGCACGCCGGATAGAAGCGGGAACGTTACGAACGAAGTGGACATCCGAGCAGTGGAGGGCGGTCTGACAGGCAATGTGGCGGCAGACACCGTCAAGCTGATGGTAAAGCCGCTGACCGGGGTAAGCTGCCTTACGAATCCGGAGAATATCACAGGCGGCGTGGAAGTGGAAACGGACGACGAATACCGCAGGAGAGTGCTGGACGCAATGCGCAGCGGCACATCAATGACGGGCTGCAACGCAGACTACGTCCGTTGGGGGAAAGAGGTAGCGGCAGTCGGACAAGTCATCGTGGACCCGGAATGGAATGATCCAGCGCTCCCGGCGCAATTTCACTATATTGACCAATACGGCAACGAAAAGTGCGCCGGGGCAGTGCGGCTGATCGTCATCGACAGCAACGGTGCGCCAGCGAACCAGCAAATCCTGGACGCGGTCTATCTCCACATCGCCGGGACGGGCGAACGGGACCCGGCGCGGCTGATGCCCGCCGGAGCGCACCTGACTGTGACAGCTCCGGAAGGGCTGAGTGTGGACATCCGAGCAAGTATTCTGATTGGCGATAGGGAGAATATAGGCACGATCGAAAAGCGATTCAGAGAAAACTTGGCTGAGTACTGGCTGGAGATCGGACGGGAAGCCGCGGAAAACCACGCAGACCACACAGGATACATCCGCTGGGTACAGGTTGGGGCGATTCTCGCCAAAACCAGCGGCGTAAAGGATTACATGGGGCTGACGGTCAACGGTAGTACGGCGAACATCGCCGTCACACAAATGCAGTACCCCGTGACCGGCGAGGTGACGCTCAATGTCCAGGCCTGACCTTGACGCTATTATCCAAAGTCCAGAAGCGGAAGCGTTCCTGCGCATGGTGACAAAAGGGTTTTACAGCAATTCCTGCATTGGGCTGTGGATGTACGAGGTCATTGGCCGGGAATGGGACGAAATGCGGGAGTGGGCAGAGGGGCTGCGCAGCGAGATCCACCCGCAAACCTGCACCTGGAGCATAGCCATCTGGGAGTGGGTGTATGAATTCGAGCCGGACGAAAGTATGACACTGGAGGAACGGCGGCAGCGGATTTTTTCAAAAATTCTGTGGGTGCGTCCCGTCAACCCGGAAGCCTTGCGCAGGAGCGTGGCCGCCTTTCTGGGTGCGGCGGACAATCAGGTGGAGATCAACGATTCTTCCAGGCCGTACAGTTTTGAAGTTCTGCTCCACATGTCCGGAGAGAAGCCTGTCAACTTTGAGAATATTTTTGCCTATGTTCGAAAAATCAAGCCAGCCCATCTGGCGATGTATCTGACCAACAGTCACGAAAACGAACCTGCGGCGATTGAGCTGCGCATAACCCCGTTCCTGGCAAAGCCGATGGGGATAACCACCTTGCCGGAAATCGAACCGGACTTCCCTGGTATGATGATACGCGTTACCCCTGTTTTGCAGAGCATCACGGAAACAAGGCTGCCAGAATTGGAGGGATTCTAAAATGAGCCTTTACGGATGTACCATTCCGAGGCGGGGCAGGGCTTTAATTGCCAAAATTCTTGCCGCAAGAATGCCGCTGAAAATCACTCGAATTATGATGGGGCAGGGAACTTGCCCGGACGAAATGTTCCCCGGAGACCTGGAAAATTTGGTGGAACCGGTAGCGGCGGGAACATCCGATGAACCCATCTATGATGGAGATACCGTCCATATGACTGTGGAGTACCGGAGCGATCTCAACGGCGGACTCGATCACGGATTCTGGATTCGGGAGTTTGGTGTATTCGCCCAAGATGAGGACGGCTCCGAAGTTATGCTTTACTACGGCGCTTTGGGAGACTACCCGCAGTGGGTGAGCGCGTACAGCACCACGGGGCTGGATGTGCGCCGCTACCCTATCAGCATCACTGTGGGAGAGGGTGCGGAGGTCATCATTGACTACTCCCCAGAGGCGTTTATGACATCCAGGGACGTTAAGGATCTTCTTGCGGTCCACAACGCTGACCCTGGTGCCCATGGAATCCAGCGCCGGGTAATTGCTGTCCGCTCCCGAGATCCCAATAAGCCCGCCTACGGCCTGGGCGGCGAGGTGGCGGCGGTCCTGTCTGTGGGGCCGTATACGGGCACAGCGCCATACTCCGCTGTTGTCAGCGGGACGGAGTACGACGCCCTTAATATCAGCGTCAACGGGGATACAGCCCCCGATGGCACAATAATTTTGTCAAAAACGGAGGAATGACATCATGGCAAACACAAAGTACATTTTGGAGCAGATCCGGCTGGAAGGCACCCTTCAGGCCCTGATCGCCAAGTCGGACGGGGAGAACGTGGCCGTAAGCTACAACGGCGTGGAGATGACGCTGGCAAGTGCGCTGGCGGCGATTT